CGATGCGGGCGCTGACCTCGTCCACCGTCGCCGGGCGCGACCCGCCACCGACGAGCGACGTCTTGAACTCGTCGCCAGCAGCCAGCACCCGCATCACGCGACGCGAGACGAGGATGGAGCCCGGGGCAACACCGTTCGTGGCCTCGTAGACGTCGCTCCACGTCTGCAGGTCCGCCAGGCGCGAGACGCCCGTGCCGGACGTCCACAGCGACGCCGCGGTCACGGTGTGACCGGACGCGCGACCGAAGTCGTCGTCCGCACCGATCTCGGGGATCGTCGCCTTGCCGGTCCGCAGCACGACGCCACGCAGCCGCTCCATACGGTCGGAGACCGCCTGGGTGACCTGCCGGGCCGTGCTCAGAATCTGCCCGAGGATGACCTCGTCCGACGCGTTGCGCGTGCGGAGCTGGTCATACTCAGTCACGGGGATGTTCTGCCCGATGGCCGGCAGCTCGAGGATGACACGCTTGCCACTGGGCTTCTTGCCGATGGTGGGCTCGGCGTCGTATGCCCGGAACTGGGCCTCGGGCACGAGGCCCGCCTGACCCGCAGTGAAGCGGACGTCGATGTTGGGCACCGTGCGGTTCGGCAGGTACCGGGCGAGCGAGCCGCGGCGCCGCTCGGTGTCGGCGAGCGACTCCCGGACGTAGCCGGTGAGGGTGGCCGGGTCGATGAGGTCGGTCCAGAGTGCCATGATCCGATCCCCCCTCTCAGACGAAGACGATGGTCGTGGCAGCGCGCTTGAGCGCGGCGGCCGGGGCGGTGAACGAGACCGGCAGCTTGGCCGTGATGACTCGTCCGTGGTCGATCAGCGGGACGCCGAAGTCGGCGGTGCCGACGACGGCCTGGTCCGTGAGGACGAACCCGGCGAGGACGCCGGCGCCCGTGGTCGTACCCTCGGTCGCGTCGTAGGGCACGAGGACCCCGCTGACCTTCGCGACGGGTGTGCCCGAGGGGATGTACCCGTTCGGGTAGTGCGTGTTCGCGGTGAAGGCGGAGATGTCGAGGACCTCGGTGCGCGCGTTAGCGATGCCGTGCGCGGACCCGAGCCAGGACAGGTCGCCGCCGCCGAACGTCTCGGTCTTGAGACGAGGCATGGTGGTTTCCTTCCGTGCGTGCTGGATGGGCAGGGTTACTACTTCTTGGCGTGACGGTCCTCGTAGAGGGACCGACCGGCGCTGACGCCCGTGGCCTTCCCGGTGTCGCCACGCCGTGCCTGGCCCATGTCGGGCCACGTCTTGCCGCCGACCGGCGCGATGCCGGCGACGTACTGCTGCACCTTGTCGGCGTCGACCTCTCCGCCATCGGCGGTGAGGAACTTGGTGAGATCCAGCGGCGCGATCAGCGTCGCCAGGGCGTCGGCCGGGACTCGGCCCGCCGCCGCAGCCTTGAACTCGGCCCGGACCAGCGCGGGGAGAGTCTGGGCACGCACCTCGGCTCGCGCAGCCTCCGCAGACTCCTTGCGGGCATCCTCGATGGCCTTCTCGGCGTCCGAGAGCGTCGCAGCCCTGAGCCGGTCACGCTCGGCCACGACCGCGTCGTAGTCCGCCGCGCGGGTGGCCCGGTCCTCGTGCTTGCGCGCCTGGTGCTGCCAGTAGGCGACCTGCTGCTCGGGCTCCATCTCCCGCCACGGCGTGTTCGCGGGGAAGCCTGTCGCGGCGGCGGCACCCGCTGTGTCGCCGCTCGCGGCGCCCGTCACACCCGCGGCCTCGCCGTCCGCGCCTGCCTCCATGACCGCATCCCCGAAGGTGGCGCGGTGGAAGGCAAGCAGGTCGTCGATGCCGCCGGGGGCGGTGATGTCGATCGAGGCGGTGCCGGGCAGGTAGCGGCCGGGCAGGTAGGACGCGTGCTTGCTCATGCATGATCCCCTGTCGGGAGAGGTGGGTATCCATGACGGACACCCGGGGCTGTGGTGCTGGTCAGCGGTTGCGGCGAGCGGTGGCGAAGAACTCTTGGGATGCCGCTGCCGTGTCGGGGCGGCGCACCTGTTCCTGGCCTCGCTGCTCGCGGGCCCGGCGGTACTTGCCGGTGTCCGTCGAGCGGTGGGCAGCGTTCGTGAGAACAGGCCCGAGCTCGCCGTGGTTGACCACGCGCACCCGGACCTCGGCGAGGTCCCGCTTCGACGTCGAGGACGCCAGTGCGTAGGCCTCGGCGAAGTCGGCGTTGTTCAGCGCTCCACCGGGGTCGTGCTCGCCCGTGATCGGCATGACCGTGCACTTGCACCGCGCGTGCAGCGGCAGCAGGTCACCACGGCTGTGCCGCCGGTCCGCCGCCGCGATGCACAGGCCGCACGTGCCCGACTTCGACAACTCGGGGTGGACCACGCGCCGGTAGCCGACCACGGTCTCTGGCTGCGACTGCATCCATCGGCGTGACTGCTCACGTCGGGCGAGGGCAAGGTCGGTGCGGGTCATCGCGTCCGCCCGCTGCAGGCCAATGGTCACCGCGTCGTCGAGCGCCAGGCCCTTCGACATCTGGTAGCGGACCGTGTCGGCCACGCGACCGTAGATCGAGTCGTACCCGCGCACACCCGACCGCAGAGGCTGGGACACGTCGATCACACCAGCCAGGCGAGGGCTGCCACCGACCATCTCGCGCATGACACGCGTCAGGAAGGCATCCGTCGCGCCGGCCGACGCCTGCGAACTCGAGCGGACGCTCTGGCCTGCTACGGTCGCCGCGCGCGTGATCTCGTCGTGGTCCGTCCAGTCGGAGACGGCGCCCATCGTGGAGGCGACCTGCGCGATGGCGAGCTCCTCGATCGCGTCGACCTGCTCAGCCTGCGCCTGGACGAGCGCCAGGATCCGCGCGTCGTCCACGTCAGGCCTCGTCGATCGCCGGGGCCCGGGCTGCGACCGATGCCTGAGCACCGGGCGTCGCCGCAGCGAGCGCGGTGAGCATGGCATCGTCGAGACGCTCGGACTCCATCCGGGCGATGTCCTCCGGCTCCATCTGGAAGACCACACGCATGCGCGTGCGCCACGGCATCCCCGCGGTCATCGCCTTCGGACCAGCGTCGGCCATCTCCGCCAGGCTGTACCGCTGCGCAGGAGCCCACCGCACACGGATCGTGGACGGATCCTTCAACGCCTCGTCGCCCGCGATGCGACCCAGGAGAGCCGACACCATGGCGTGCGACTCGCCCCACCGCGCCTGCTTGTCCTCGACCTTGTTGGTCAGCCCCTCCTTGACGAGCGTGGCGCCCGTCGCGGACTGGTTCGCAGCCTCCGGGGTGAACATCGACATCGGCGTGAACATCACGGCCGACACCTGTTCGAGGGTCTTGGTCGCCATCGTCGTCAGCGGCGTCAGGTCGACAGCCCCCGACTCCCACATCTCGGCCGTCGCCGGCAGCTTCCACAGCGCGCCCGGGTCGGCGAGGAACATCTCCGAGTAGTCGATGTCCTGGCCGTTCTCGTCCTGGTCAGGCAGATCCCGCGGGTCGACCTTGATCGCGCGCTGCTTGAACGCCTGCAGCGTCGCGATGACCAAGCCCTGCAGGATCAGGTGGTCGAACCGATCGAGGATGTCGGTGTGGCGCTCGAACTCGCCCACACCCTCCTCGTTGCGGTAGCGCACCACAGGCATCGCGACCGGCACGACCTCGCCATCGGCGCCGCCGCGCGTCTCATCCCACTCCCACCCGGACCCACCGAACCGCGGTGCAGCCTTGGTCGTCGAGCGACGCGAGCGGACAGCGACCCACCGGCGACCGGCCGCCCCCTCAGGGCGGAACAGGTACGCCAGATCCTGGTCGGTGTCCTCGTCGTGGAAGAACTTCGCCGCCGCACGGATCACGGACTGCCGCACCGGGTCATGGATCGTGACCATCTGGCGCGGGTCCTCCGAGGTCGCCGCCGGCTCACCCTCGTACTCGGCGCACAGCACGTACCCGTCACCCGCCACCAGCGAGTTGCGGTGCACGTCGTGCTGTTCCGTGTGCATACCGGATCGACGCCACCGGGCGAACGCCTCAGCGTCACCAGCGTCATCAGCCGACGCCTCCGTGAGGATCCCCGTGACCCGCAGCTTGTAGCGCGGGGCCCGCACGATCATCTCGGCGAGGTTCGTGCGGGATGTCTGGAAGAACTTCCGCGCAGGCTCCGGAGCCCCGGCCATAGACTTCGGCATCGGCGCGTTGCCCTCATATCGGGCGAACAGCGGGTCGATGCGCACACGACGACGCTGCAACTTGTCCGAGCAGCGCTTGAGCCACCACCCAGGGCTGTCCATGGTCGTCACGTCGATCGCCACAGCGCCCCCTTTCGGTCATCTGATGCGTCGGGGTCGGGTCGCGACTCGCGGCCGGTTCGCACCGGCCTTCACGCCGTCGAGGTACGCCTGCCAAGACAGGAGCCCCGCCATGGCGGCGTCGAACTTCCGGTCGGGGTGGATCTTCCCGAGAATGAACAGCGGCTTACCCTCGTCGTCGACGAAGTTGGTCTTGACTTGCCCAGCAGCGGCGATGTGCCGCGCCAGAGCGGGCGCGAACGGGTGGTCAGGAGACCATCCGACAGCCCCCGAGGCGATTGCCTCCTGGTATGCGCGGATCGCAAAGCCGACGATCTTGAAGCGGTTCGTCCACCACTCCTCAACCGTGTCGTGACGGCCGGACCAGACGCCCATCTCAGTCACCCAGTACGGCGGATCGCCGTAGAACCGGAAGACCTTGAAGCGCTTGTGCACGTCCGCGACGACTTGGTCGACCTCGTCGGCCGGGACCTCCCAGTCGTCGTCGTCGAGATCCTTCTCCCACAGGCCAGCGACCTCCTGCGTGCCCGTGAGCAAGTCCGTCAGGACGATCGCCGTAGAGTCGCGGCGACGCGCGCCGTCGAAGCCAACCCCGACGGGGTTGCCGTTCGGGATGCGCTCGCGCATGGGGCCATCGACGTCACCGCCGACGTGGCACAACTCGCCCCATCGCTTCACGTCGAACGCCTGCTGACCCGACTTCACCCACCGGTTCAACCACACGCGCTCGAGGTACGCCGTGTCCGCGCCGGGTCGGTCCCACTGTGAGGCGATGTCGTCGAACTGGCCCGGACCCCACTCGCCAGCCGGGCCCGTCGCCTCGGCGACAGCCGCAACCCGCTCGGCCTTCACCGTCAGGTCGTGACCACCGTCGTCCGAGCGATACAGGTAGAACAGGTCCGGGCGCTCGATCTTGCCGTCCCTGATCGCCTCAGCCTCGGCGTGCAGGTTCTCCGCCACCGAGCCCTGCCCGAGCTCGCCTGCAGTCCCGACGTACAGCGACCACGGGTCCTCGAGCGGACGCTTCGGCAGGTTCGCCGCCATCGTCTCGTGCGCCTTGAGGTGCCGAGGCAGGTACAGGCGGTGCGGCTCGTCGAAGGCGTTCAGCGTCGTGCGCCCGCCGTCACGCGAGTCCGGCGCGTTCGCCAGCGGCCACGCGCCACCGTCCGCCCGACCGAACTCGTCGAGGCGCAGCGCACGCTCCTGCGAGACGTCGAACATGTCCGCGTCGGGACCATTCTCGATGATGTACTTCAACGCGCCGTACGCGAGCTCCTCGACCTGGTCGAGGGAGAACGCGAGCATCGGCACGTACGGCGACATCACCGGCGCCGCGACCGGGTTCCCCGATCCATCGAACCCGTCACACTTCGCAGGACCCTCCGGGTGGATGTGCGCGTAGACGATCAGCGCTTCCTTCTCTGTCTTCGCCAGGCCCTTGCGCACGGAGAGGCCGGCGCGCTTGAAGCGACG